GGCTGCGTGGCGTACACGACGCGGATGTTCTGGCCCGGGGTCACGCTGTCGAAGAGCTGGATGCTCTTCCCCGTGGGGAAGTCCGCGGTCGAGGCCCGCGGGTTGTAGCGCCAGTTGGGCATCGGGGCGCTGACCTTCTCCGGGCCGACCCACCGGCCCACCACGTACCAGACATCCTTCGCGTCCACCGGGAGCGGGTACTCGATCTGCGCCGCGTTGTACGCGAAGTCGGTCGTCGCGAAGACGACCAGGTGCGGGTAGAGGCCCGCGATCGCCTCGTTGATGGCCTCTTTGATGCGCAGCCGCGGGAACGCGGGCGCCGCAGTGATGAGCGTCCCCGTGGTGTGAGCGGCAGCAGTGCTGCCCTCGTAGCCACGGCCGGCCACGCCGCCCAGCACCGTGACGGTGCTGCTCTGCGAGTCCCACTTCTGGACCAGGACCAGCTCGTCGCCGATCTCCGCGAGACCGCGGGACAGGTTGTTGATGGTCTGCCCGTCGGCCTGGAAGGTGATGTCGGTCGGAGTCATGTCCACCGTCAGCACGGACATCGACTCCTGGGACAGGGAGAAGCCCAGCAGCTTCTGCCTGACCTGGGAGACGAGCTGGTCAAAGGTGGCCACGTCAGCGGCCGGCCAACGAGGTCTGGAAGGAGCAGACCGCGGGAGTGCCGGTGATGACCCAGGAGATCCGATACTGACCGCCCGCGCGCAGCATGGCGCCCGTGGTCATGCCCGCGCCCACGGAGAAGTGGGCGAGGCCCACGGCGCTCAGTGCCGCCGTGGAGGCGAGCGTCTGCCAGTTGCTGTTGCCGTCCATCTGCTGGAGCGAGACGACCACAGTCGGCGTGGTGCCGCCGGAGATGGCGGTCAGGTTGACCGTCACCCAGCAGGTGGCGGCGTTCTGGAGCCACTGCTGGGTCGTGGTGTTGCTCGTCACCAGACGGGAAGTGGTCGCCTCGGTGTACATGTCCGTGCTGATCTGAGCCACGGAATTGGCAGTGATCCGCCCCGAGGAGTCCATCTGGAGGATGTCGCCCTGGGAGTCCTCGATGGCTACGCGCATCTCGGGCATCAGATGGCCTCCGCCTTCATCGGCGAGGCCACGTTGAAGTCCCGGCCGAAGGCCATGCCGGTCTTGTCGGACGCCTTGACGGCCTCCGTGACCTTCTGCATGGTCGTTCCGTCGGGCTGTATGCCCTCCTTGCGGGCGTTGCGGTACGCGGACAGCTCCGCGTCCCAGCGCTTCTGCGTAGAGCCGTCCAGCCCCTTCGAGGGGCTTGCCAGGTAGGTCTTGACGGCCTTGTCGGAGAGACAGGCCGCGTAGCTGCTGTGGTCCTGGGTCTTACACCCAGTTGTGCAGCTCACTGCTGCGCCGGAGGGCTCTGGTAGCCCTCGGTCCGTATGGCCATGCCGGCCGTGGTGTTCTCCAGGATCTCGCCTTCGTCCTGGTTGACCAGGCGCATGTTGCCGCCCTGCCCTACCGGGCAGGGGCCCTCGTGGTCCATATCGTCCATGTCGCCCTCACTGAGCGGTGAAGTTGGCTTCGGTGACGCCCACGCCGCCGGCGATGAGGGCGGCCTTGGTGGCGTCGTTCACCACGTACTCGTGGCCGCCCATGTACATCGCCGGCGCGGACGCCGCGATCTCGTCCTGAGTCGGGAAGCGGACCGCCCGGTAGGTGCCGGGCGGTCCCTCCAGGACCGTGATGCCGCGCGGCAGCTTGAGCCGCAGGAACAGTCCGTCGGTCCAGGTGACCGGCCCTTCGTCGGTCGTCGGACCCCGGAAGAGCCAGTCGGCCATCAGCTGGAGTCGATCGAGGACGACGTCTCGGCGCGGATGAGGGCTTCCTGGCGGTAGAGCTTCCAGCCGGCCATTCCGTACCAGCCCAGCGGGCGGAAACGGGCGAGCTTGTCCACGACGGGACCGGCGACGATGTGGAACTCGTCGGCCACGGCCTCGGCGAGGGCCTGCTGGCCCGCGTAGTACGTCTTGAACCGGCGCACGGTGTTGTCGCCGGTGCCGGCGTCCACCGCGTTGTAGCAGCGCGGGGTCTCGATGTAGTACGCGCCCTCGTAGGCGCCGATCTCGCCGGCCCAGATGTTGCCGACGGCCGAGTAGGCGTGCGGGTCACGCCAGCCGGCAGAGCCGGTCTCCGCCCGGAGGTCGTGGGAGACCTCGGGGTGGATGGCCGCCCAGTACAGGCTCCCCTTGCGGGGGACGGCCTTGTTGGTCCGCAGCTTGGCTGTGGCCAGCCGGGCGATGGCGCTGTTGAAGGTGTCGGTCGCGACCATGGTCGTGCCGACCGGAAGCGAGACCGTGCCGGTCGTGACGTACGAGACCGTGCCGGCCTTGCGCTGGATGACGTTGGTGCCCGAGCGCAGCTCGGTCTGCACGACGGAGTCGATCGACTCCGCGGCGTTGAACGCCACGATGTTGGCAATCGCCGGGTCCACGTCGGTGAGGCTGGTCAGGAACAACTTCCGGGTGCGGAGCACCGGGTTGCCGTACTCGTTCAGCGTCAGCGTGACCGTGGTCGGGTTGCCCATGGCGACCGAGTCCGGGTCCGTGGTCTCAGTCAGAGGAGTGGTCGCTACCGCCAGGTCGGCGTAGCGCTCCAGGACCATCGACGCGCCGGGCGCGGTGAGGTTGTGGGGCCGCTTGTCCGCGACAGCGCGGAAGAGGGGCTGCGAGCGGAGGGCGAATTCAAACGTCTTGTCGTAGGCGGTCTGCACCGCGTTCGACATGGCCGTGGAGTCGGTATATGCGTTTGCCATGGTGGCCTCTCACCCCTTCCGGGGTGCCGTAGGAACGGGGAAGAGGTCAGGAGATGGTGCCGGACCAGTCGTGCTGGGATCCGTTGGCGCGCATGAGTTCGGCGAACTGCTCGGGGTTGGCGGCCTTGAGGGCCGCGGCAAGCTCCCGATCCGTTCCCTGCGGAGGCGCCACGCCCTGCGTGCCGGCCTCCTGCATGCGCTGCATCGCTTCCTGACCGTCAGCCGGAACGACGGTGACCGGGATGCCCTGCTGGGCCTGCTCCTCGCCCTGCTCCTGCCCTTCGGCGGAGGTCTTGGCGAGAGCGGCACCGTGGGTACCCAGCCATTCGTCCAGCTTGTCGGGTGCGCCCGTGTACAGCTCCGCTGCACTGGAGGCGTAGCCCTTGGCCTTGAGCGCGTCCGCTACCTGGTTCCTGACCTGAGCCGCTTCCAGCGCTTCGTTCTTCGCCGTCAGCTCTTTTACCTGGTTGGAGAGTTTGTCCAGTCCTTCGCGGAACCACTTGGGGCCCTGCTGCTGGCTCTGCGTCTCGCTCAGGTCCGGCTCTTCGCCGGACTGGTCATAACCGAAGCCGTACTCGCTCATCCGCCACTCCCTATTCCTTCGCGGCCTACTCGCCCCCTGGGGAGGGGGGTCGTGCTCCGCTACCGGGCTTGACATGGGACGGGGCCGGTGGATCCGTCGAGGCCGGATGGTACATCTGCTAACAGATATGCGTGAGCGACGTTACCGCTGGCCTCCGCCTGCGGCGAGGCCCTGGCTCGAAGAGCCGCGCGAGCCGGCGAACATCGCCCGCTCCTGGGACTTGAGACTCCGTCCCTTCTCCGCGGCGCTGTCCTTGCCCAGGGTCGAGGCTGCGCCCGGGGTGAACACTTCCTGCTCCGCCTCCTGCTGGGACCACGAGGTCCCGAAGCGGTTGGCGATGCCCAGCATGTCTTCGAAGCCGGTGGCGATCTGTCCGTACGCCTGCTCGGCGTCCGCTCCCGTGATGCCGAGGGAGGCGTAGCCCTCCAGGTCCAGGGTGCTGAGCCCGAAGCCCCTGCGCAGGGCCGCGGCGCCGATGGCGCTGGCCGCCGCTTGCTTCTTGAGGATGGGCTCCGCGAGCTTCCTGTCCAGGAAGTACGCCGCGAGGTCCTGCCCCTGGATCCCGTACATCTGGTACAGCGCGGCCCTGTAGTTCGGGTCCGTCTTGTCGACGGCCTCCATGGCCATGTCCACCCGGGATTTGATCTCGGTCGGCGACACGTCGCCTGCGATCCAGCTCCGGAAGTCGGCGGCGTTGTCGTAGAAACCCTTGGGCATGCCTGCGCTGTCGAGGATCTGGCGGTACGACGACTCGGCGGAGAGGTAGTCCGCCGGCGAGAGCACGGGCAGGCCCGCCTTGGCACGCGCGTCGTTCGCCGCGAAGCGCTCCTTGTACTCCTTCGTGTCCTGGAGCAGGAGCGAGATCGTGTCTGCGCCGTACCCCTGCTTCACGTAGTCGAAAATCTTGCCGGCCAGGCTGCCCAGGCCCATCTGCCCGAACATCGACTGGAGGGCCGCGAAGGCGTCCCTGTTCTCCCCGGTCAGGAGCTTGTCGAACTGCCCGGTGGCCTTGTAGACGCTGTTCTGCGCGACGCTCTGGAGCTTGAGGGCGTGATTGCGTCG